TCCATTTTATTCAGCATTTCATATACCCAGCAATATTGGGTATGGGAAATACCATTTAGCCACTCCTTATAACATCAGATCAGTGGGTTACACGACCCATAGATATGGACTTACTGCACTAGCACTAAATAGTGTGGTGGGCTGTTCCGCACAAAATTGGCACACGGTGCCTTGGACTGATCCAAAGGAGCCAACATGGGACAAATACAAACTTGGTGGTCAGAACTACCAGACGACACCTTGGTTGAGACTGCTTGGGAACGTCAGATGAATCTCACTGGTAGTCTCTCCTATGAACGCTCAAGGATGGACAAGAATGGAAAACCTAGAGCAGCTACGGAATCTGTAGCCGGTCAGAAGTTCCTCAGGAAGCTCTTGGACAGAGCCGAAGAGGGCATTGAGACCATGCAGAAAAGTCTCGTTACAAATGCCCGCGTAGACAGGAACCACAGGGGCACTGTCATTGCTGTACCTGCTGAGACTTGCGCCCTACTCACCTTAAAGCCCCTTATTGATCGGACCTATTTTGCAAGCAATCCTGAGTTTGGGGTACCACTACAAGGTGTGGTTACAACCGTAGCTAAAGCTACCGAGTTGGAACTTAACTTTCGACACTGGGTCGAGAAGTCCAAAGAGGCTGCAAAGGCTTATGCCAAAGCTGAGGGTCTAGCGAGTGTTCCTAGATCAAGGGCAGAGCGTTTAATCCAAGAGCACGGGGTGTCTAGGCAATCCCTGATCCGATGGAGAAATACCTTTGAGGAACTTAGTGAGTACAAGTGGAACACCTTAGAGCAACATTATTGCGGTGATGCACTTGTCTCGGCGGTTGTGGAAGCACTCCCTGAGTTCTTTGAAATACAATTAATGAGGAACGGGGTTCTGACACCAAAGACAGTCCGAATGACAGACACGTTCCGAGAAGATTTTAACAACCTCGAATTGCAAGTTTCCTCTGCACAATTAAGCAAGAAGCCAATGATTACTAAGCCACGGAGGTGGGAAAAGACTTAATGAACAAAATGTCCACTGAGTACTGGGAGGACTACTATGCAAAACCAGAAAACTTCGCTCGATGCTTCAACGACTATTCTGACCTAAAGAACACTAAGCGATCACCAGAACAGAACGTCCAATTCAAGGCGCTAACAGAGGTAATCGACGGAAAGTTCACTATATAGCCGAACTTCCGTTGGACTGATCTAAAGGAGATGTCATGACATACTCAGGTGGGTACTTCCTGTTCTCTGAGCCACTAGTTAGAGGCTACGGGCCTAATGCGCATACCGCCAGAGACCTCTCAAATATCAGCAACTACGCACTTGATGCGGTAAACGCGATCCAAGAAACCCCTTGGCAAATCAACAGGTACATCCTTGATGTAGTCAACAATATGGTTGCTGAAGGAAAGAACGTAGGATTCGAGAAGCGTGGTGTTTTCAATCCTGTGTTGGTCCTAGAACACCCGGTGAGTCCCAAGGACAATCCCCTTTCGTCAGTTAACCTTCGGTTCCCAGATCACGTATGGGCTACGTTCACCCCTGAGCAGAAAAAGAAGTGTAACCAACAGAAGGCTAAGGAACATACGGAATATGAGGAAGCTATGGGGACATACCAAGCGACCTCAAGGCTGATCAACATAGCGAATGAAATGTCCCAGTTTGAGAAGTTCTACTTCCCGCACAACATGGACTTTCGTACTCGTATCTACCCCATACCGACAGACCTTAACCCTCAGGCCAATGACCTCTCAAAGGGTTTCCTTAGGTTCTCCCGTGGAACCCGCCTTGGACCAAATGGTGTGTTCTGGATGGGCTTCACTGTTGCGTCTCATTGGGGTGAAGATAAGTTGGCTCCTGTTGAGCGTTACGAGTTTGCCAAGGAAATGTTGGAACACGGTTTGATCCAACAGTGGGTAGATGACCCAATGATCAACCGTGGATGGCTTGAAGCGGATGCCCCTTTCCAATTCTTAGCTGTAGCTACGGAGTGGGTCTGGGCGCATCGTCTTCCTGATCCGGCCACATATGTAAGCCACCTTCCGGGGAACCTGGACGGGTCCTGTAACGGGGCGCAACACCTGTCAATCATGGCGAGGGACTTGGTGGGTGCCACAGCGACCAACTGCACGACATCGGACATAAGGAATGACCTCTACATGGAGGTTGCTGATCGGGTGTTTGAAAGGGTCAAGACAGACGCAGCTATGGGGAACTCCGAAGCACTCTCTTGGCTACCCAAGCTGATCGTACCTAGTGATCGTAGGAAGATCGTAAAGCGCAGCGTGATGACTGTGCCTTACGGGGTCACTGAGTACGGCGTTGCCGACTTTATGATCAAGGACGGCCACGTTGAGTCAGACCAATGGGGACAGGCGAAGTACATGAGGGACATCATCATGTCCTCGATTGACTCAACCATGTCCAATGGCCGGAAGCTACAAAGGTGGTTTCAACTCTGTGCAGTGATCTGTGCGGAAGCTGGAAAGCCCCTCGTCTGGGATACCCCTGCCGGGTGCAAAGTTACCCAAGCCTACAGGAACATCGTCCAGAAGCGTATCCGAGCCTTTGACAGCCGGTTCACTATATATGAGGAACCCGACGAGGACGAAGAGGACTTTGAGTTCTTCGAGCGGATCGGCATGAATGTCAAAAAGATGGGTACATCTGCCCCACCAAATGTGGTCCATTCTTGTGACGCCTCTCACCTACAGATCACCGTATCCAGAATGGTTGGGGTGGGTATCAGAGACTTCTCAATGATTCATGATAGCTTCGGCTGCCCCTTCTCTCAGGTTGGGGCAATGCGAGACATACTGCGTCAATCCATCGTGGACATGTACGCAGACAACTACCTGATCACTTGGAAGGAAAGCGTAGAAAAATACTCCGGCTTGACCTTACCAGACCCACCTGAACTAGGGGACTTTGATGTCAGAGACATCCTAACCTCTGAGTTCTTCTTTTCGTGAAAGGAAAGCGTATGACCCCCAAGGCAAACAATCAGGCTTGCTTCGACTTCGTTATGTACAAAATGATTGAACAGGGTCAGCCATCTATTCGGACAGGGCCTAGTGGAATCCCAGTATGTGCATACAGGGGCGAAAATGGCACCAAATGTGCAGCAGGGTTCTTTATCCCTGATGATCTTTATTCTGAAAACATTGAAGGAAAAAGTCTGAGTGCCGAGTCTGTAAGTCAGTTGGAATGCTTTGAGGGAAAGAGTCCTAGTCTCCTCCGAGCTATGCAACAGGCCCACGATATATCTGCTGAAGACCCTGACAATTTCATGGAACGATTTAGAAATCGCATGAGGTCTGTTGCATATAATTTTGACCTCGATGATTTCCTTACGCATTACTATGAATATTGACCAACAAGTATCCTCTATAGGACAGAAGAAACCCCAACCCTTAATTGGGTTGGGGCCTTTTTATGCTAAATGGTTTCCATTCTGCCTATCCAATACCTAACTAGTCAACAGTAGTTAGTTTACTGGGGCTGTTGCCAGTAATTTTATAATGAATCTTCCTTTTAGAGTGCATCAAAAACGACCCGCCAACCCATAAAGGGTATTTAAGCGTGGGCTTCGTTAATGGCCATTGGTGTACTGCTAACTCGAAGTCTCATTATGAGTATTGGATAGGCAGAGCGGAAACATCCCTCTATCGCGGAGATTATTCTCCATTAGATTAATCCAAAGGAGTAGAGATGAAACTCTCCCTGAACATTCAAAAGCGGAATAGCGTAGCATCTATAACCACGGGTCTTTCAAAAATGGTTGAAGACCTTCGTAAGCTGATCGAGACCAAAGACCGTGAAATCGAAGCGGCACGTTCCGTTATTGGCAAGAAGGACCTAGAGGTCTTTTATGCAGTATATGAAATCGAGAAGGCACAGATTGTCATGAAAAACATCTCTTCACTGATCGAGGAAAAGAATGAGTAAAAAAAAGCCTAAGTTTCAACATCCTGTATCTCCCATCGGTATTGCAAAGTATTGCTGGGTCAACAACCCTGACAAAGGGTTCGACGGTAATAGTGAACCAAAGTTCAAGACCCGGATCGTTATTGACGACACGGAAGAGAACCGCGCTTGGATCGAGAATGTACTAAAGGTGGCCCAGGTCGAGGCTAAAGCCAACGAAATCAAGCTAAAGAAGGTTTTCAAGTCTCCGTTCCATTTTCCTGAAGACCAGGACGAAGAAGACTTTATCCCGCAAGAGGGGAAAGAAAAGCCGAAGCTCGATGAAGATCATCGCGGTCGCATCTATTTCGATGCTAAGTCCTCGTTCAAGCCCGGTCTGGTTGATAGCGTCCGTAAAGAACTGCCAGAAGACGTTAAGATCATGTCTGGTGACAAGATCAAGATCAAAGTCGAAGTCTTGCCCTATGACGGTCTTGGGAGTGGGGTTTCTCTTCGCCTCAAGGTGGTCCAGTTGATTGAAAAGAACACGACATACTCTGGTAGCGGCAAACCCAATGTTGATGGCTTTGATGATGTCGAGGGCGGGTACACCGCAGGTGGACACGAAGACTTTTGATGGACATCAATAGCTTCACCATTGAGGGGAAGCCGGTTCCAGCGTCTAGACCAAAGGTGGCTAGGTTTGGGGTGTATTACCCAAAAAGCCACACACAGCGAGCACAATACCTCAACAGCGTTCTACCAACATTTCTGGGAAACCAGAGTGCGTTGGACGAGCCTGTTGAGGTTCGCATCCTGAGTGTAATGCCGCCTTACAAGACATCTGATTATCCGACGGCAAGGTGTGACGTAGACAACCTGTCTAAGCTGCCTATGGACTGTATGACTAAAACAAGTTTCTGGACTGATGACAGCTTAGTCGTCGCCCTGACCTCTCTCAAAAGGTTCGCAAGACCCGGAGAGGACCCCCACACGAAAATTAGGATCATCAAAATCGAAGGGACCGTGGAAGACCACACGGATCGTCTCTTCGACGCATAGGAGAGACCCATGGAGAAACCAAATATCGAGGACTATGACATCAATGAAGGGTGTGTTGGTTGTGCTGTCTGTGATTCCGAGCGGGGCCTTTACAACCGCGACATGGAACTTTGGAAAGCCCAGGAGCCTAGCTACGACCGCGACCTCGAACTCTGGGAAGTCCAGGAACTTCACCAGAAGCTCTATCAGGCCCAGCAGGCTGACAACTTCTGGATGGTAGTCGGTGGACCAAGCTCGCCCCGTGTCCGACACAAAAGCTACGAGTTGGCCCACAACGAGGCAAAGCGCCGCGCTGAGAAGCAACCCGGCACGACCTTCTATGTGGTCCGCCCGGTCGATAAGGTCCTCGCTGAGCCTCCCCAGGCCGTGTCAATGAGCCTCACGTGGGGTACAACGAAATGACTGTGCGGGAGCGGGTCTGGAACTTGATGCAACATGCGGTTAACCTCACGGCTGATGAAATTGCGGGCGCTTTGGACCTCCCTGTCCTGAGCGTTCGCCCCCGAGTCAGCGAATTGGTCACAGCAAATAAACTCAAACCCTCTGGTACTAAGAAGAATCGCAGGGGTAACACAATGACAACATGGACAAGAGCATGAGTGAAGCAAAGAAGCCGCACCCTCTTCATAGAGCCTGGGCGGCTGGGGTATTTGACGCTAAGGTATCATTCCCAAAGAACGGCTTTGTGCTTCGCTTTGATAGTGTCAATGAGTCCACCATGAAGCGTTTCTACGAAATCGTTGGTGTTGGTCATTTGACAATCTATGACCGAAAAAACAACTCTATGCTTAGACCCATTTGGGTTTTCGCCACTCTTTCAGCAGATGACAGCCGTGAGTTGCTTCTATTTCTGTCTCCTTTCCTAACAGGTAAGCGGATGAAAGAGGCCGCAAACCTCATAGGAAAGATCGAAAGGAGTGACGTTTGGAAAAGAAAGCACCCAGAAAAAGCGAAGGCTTTGGTCGTACACAAACTGAAAACGGACACTTCCTCCGACACGGACCCTGCCTAATTCCCTCCTGTGGTAGCTCCGATGCCGCCGCAAGGTATTCCAGCGGTTGGGTTCACTGTTACTCCTGTGGTGCCAATTATAGAGACCCTGAGGCCCCAGATAGTGGGGACTCCTTTAGACCAATCCAAAGGACAGAGCGTATGGGAGACAAGCCATTCGTCCGAGGGGAATACCATGCGCTTCAGGCTCGCGGAATCTCTGAGGATGTAGCCAAGCGTTACCACTATCAGGTTGGTCAAGTACCGCCAGACTACCCAGCCAAAGCTGGGTCTCCTCTATTCGCTATGAGGGGCAGGATGGTCCAGATCGAGAACTACTATGAAGGTAACGAACTGGTAGGTCAAAAGCTCAGGGACAAAGACAAGAACTTCGCCGTAATTGGGAATGTCAAGAACCGCCTCTGGGGTCAGCACTGTGTACAGCCTGGGCAGAAGCTACTGGTGATCACAGAGGGTGCCATTGACGCGATGTCCTATGCAGAGGCCCGTAAGAACTGGCCCGCAATCTCCATCCCAAATGGGGCAGACTCAGCCAAGGCCACACTTCAAGCAAACATTGAGTACCTTGAAAGCTTTGATAAGGTCGTAATCTGCTTTGACAACGACAAGGCTGGTCAAAAAGCAGTTGAAGACTGTAAGGGCATCCTATCACCCGGTAAGATGTTCATCGGGCGGCTGCCCGGTGAGTACAAGGATATGAATGAGGCGTTAGTCGCTGGAGACATCAAGGCCATCCTCAATGCTGTGTTCAATGCTGAAAGTGTCAGACCAGACGGTCTAGTGTCCGTCGATGATATTCTCGAAGAGGCCCTAAAGCCCATCGAGTATGGCCTCCCTTGGTTCCTAAATGACCTCACAGAGCTTACCCACGGGCGTAGGTACCGTGAGGTCTACACCTTGGGGGCTGGCACTGGGGTAGGCAAGACCGACCTCCTGACAGAGCAGATCGCATATGACGTTAATGTTCTGAAACTTCATGTCGGGGTCTTGTTCCTTGAACAGAAGCCAACAGAGACCGTCAAGAGGATCGCTGGTAAGATTGGCAATCGTCGATTCCATATCCCTAACGCCGGGTGGACCGTTGAAGAACTCATTGAGGCCGCTGAGACTCTCAAAGGCAAGATCACCTTCTATGACTCCTTTGGGGAAACAGATTGGGATCAAGTCAAGGTACGCATTAGGCACATGGCTTTGAGCCAAGGCATACGAATATTCTATCTGGATCACCTAACAGCTATGGCCGATACGGCTGACGAGAAGGGTAGCCTTGAACAGATCATGAAAGAGATTGCCTCGCTGGCTAATGAACTCGATCTGATCATTCATCTGGTGTCTCACTTGTCCACCCCCGATGGAACACCTCACGAAGAGGGTGGTAGGGTCATGATCCGTCACTTCAAGGGGTCAAGGTCGATTGGATTCTGGTCGTATTACTTAATCGGCCTAGAAAGATCACAACAGGCTGAGGATGAGATTGAAAGACACACGACAACACTTAGAATTTTGAAGGATCGTTATACGGGTCAGGCTACAGGGCATACCCTACTACTCGGCTATGATGCTGAGGCTGGTAGAATAAGGCCATTGTCAGACATAACTATGTCCCCGGAACAACTCAAGCGAGAGGCGGAGTCTTTTTGATGACACAAGAACAAAGTATTGCCCCTTTGGACCAATCCAAGGAAGACCTTAATCTTCGGGCTAACTGCCTCTCGGTTGCTATTTCTCTTGCTGGAACTCCCAATGGACACCCAGGGGACGCAATAGACTACGCAAGAGAGTTCTACCTGTTCCTCTCTGGGCAGGACCCAGTGCTTGATTTTGAAGGACCATTCCCACACAACGTAATTAGCATGAAAGACTACATAGAGTCTAAAAGGGGTAGTAGCGTGGTGACAACAGTAGGCCCAGATAATGTCTCCTGAGTTATCTGACGACGAAATCATTTTCTGCGATTGCGAAGGCAACGACTTCATTCCTGGCCTTACCAAGATGTGGCTCATCCAGATCGCTATTGGTGTCAATGGTGAGGTTGAAGCCTTCGCAGATCAAACCGGATACAGACCAATTAGGGATGCCCTTTCGATCCTAAAGTCTGCTAAGAAGGTCGTATTTCACAATGGGTTTGGGTATGATCTATTTGCAATCAACAAGCTCTACCCCGGAACTCTTCGGAGAGAGCAAATAATTGATACACTGGTCATTAGCCGTCTGCGTAATGCCTCTGCTACTCGCCATAGCCTAAAAGACCTTGGGGAAGCCTTGGGTATTCTCAAGGGGGAACATGACGACTTCTCCCAATTCTCCGAAGAGATGGTAAAGTATGGCATTCAGGACGTTAAAATCCTGCAAGCCGCGTGGACTGGTAAAGGTAAAGTCCCACCATTCAGTGCGTTCTACAAGCAGTATCGCAGAGCGTGTGAATTAGAGTTCTACACGGCCTATGTGATCCAGAAGCAGACCCTTCATGGCTTCGACTTCGACTACATAAATGCACAGCTTCTGGAATCCGAACTTAGACAAGAGCAGAAGAACCTTGAGCGTGAGCTTCAGGATATTTTCCCCACTATTGTCCATGAGCGTTATTCAGATAAGCAAATTGATAAAGCTACGGGGAAACCAAAGAGGCTCAAGGATTACGTTGAGATATTCAACCCAGGTTCCCGCCACCAAGTAGGTGAGCGTCTAATAGCCAAGTATGGTTGGAAGCCAACAGAGTTGACCCCAACTCATCAACCAAAAATTGACGAAACCATCCTAGGTGAACTCCCCTACCCAGAAGCTGAGGCTATGGCCCGTTATCTTACTCTAGGTAAGAAGCTAGGCATGATTGCCGATGGGGACAACGCTTGGCTCAAGGTAGCAGTACCCTACACGGATGACACCTATCGCATCCACGGTCAGGTAAACACATTGGGGGCCAGGACCCACCGCATGAGTCACTTTAAGCCCAACGTGGCACAGGTGGACAAGGACCCCCGTATGCGGACTTTGTTCCGTGCTGACCCCGATTGGGACTTAGTTGGTATTGACGCTGAGGGTCTGGAACTCAGGGAACTCGCTCATTTCCTCTACCCTTATGACAATGGGAGATACGTCGAGATTGTCCATAGTGGGGACAAGTCTAAAGGTACGGACATCCACACCATGAACATGAAGGCCGCTGGTCTACATCTAAGGGACTCAGCAAAAACTATGATCTACGCCCATAACTACGGGTGCTTCGACAAGAAGCTAGGGATCATCGTTATTGAAGACGCCAAAGCTGCTGGCGTAGAAATACCCAAGGGTTCCCCATCTACACTCGGAAAGGCTCTACGCAGCAATATCGAGGTTGGGATTGTTGGCCTTGGGGAACTCATTGCGAAGTGCAAAAGGATGCACACCAAGATGGAGGCCCTGCCCGGCCATGACGGGCGTTGGATACCTTCAGCGTCCGAGCACTCAGCACTCAACACGTTGCTTCAGGGCAATGGCTCTATCGTCATGAAGAAGGCTCAATGTCTTTTTGACGAGGAATTAACGAAGCTACAGCTTTTGGATCAAGTTGGTTACTGCGCTACGGTCCATGATGAGCTACAAGTTACCACTCACCCAGATGTCTCAGCAAAAGTGGCTGAGCTTGGGAAATGGTCGATCACTAGAGCCGGTGAACTACTAGAAGTCCGCTGCCCACTGGTGGGAGACGCGTCAATCGGAAAGACGTGGGCAGATACCCACTGAATCCTACATTAGATCAATCTAAAGGAAAAACATGGAAGCCTATACCCGCGAAGAGTATGTCACCATCAAAGCCCCTGTGATCGTCTTGAAGCTGACCCATGATGAGGCTAAATATCTTCGCACAGCTATCAGAACTACTGCGAATGACGCAGCCTTTGCCGCTGTAAAGATGCTTACGGATCAGCTTGAAAACTCCTCCGGTAAAAACACCGTTGGATACGATTGAGTATAAAGCCATTAGCTTTCCTCGACGCTGACATCCTTCTACATCGAGCCGTCTCATTCTGTGAGTCTGATTTCGATGGGGAAGAGATGACAGACCTAAAGCAAGCCATCTATTACTTCGATTTGATCAAGAATAAATGGTTACAGGACATGGGACCAACTGAGGATTATTTCCTCGTAGTATCCAATGGTCCAAATTTTAGACACACTCTGTATCCCGCCTACAAAGCCAACCGTAAGGACATAGCCCCACATCCAGCCTTCAAGGGTCTAAAGGAGTGGGTCAAGGACCTCAACGGGGTCATTTGGGAAAACGGTATCGAGGCCGACGACCTGATTGGTATTCGGGTTACAGAAGACACAAATCGAATTGCCGTATCCGCCGACAAAGACTTTGCAACCATCCCCTGTAAGCTATTCATCCCAGCCTCCCATGGCAAAGATGGTAGCTGGCATGAGTTCACTGAAGCACAAGCTGACCGTAACTGGCTGATCCAATCCATGACTGGGGATTCAGTTGATAACTACAAGGGTATTCCTGGAATTGGTCCAGTGAAGGCCCAAGCCATTCTCCCAGAGGGTCTATCTGTGGAAGACATGTGGCACCTGACTAAAAGTGCATTCATTCAGAAGAATCTTTCAGAGGAAGAGGCCCTTCTAATGGCTAGGCTATCCCGCATTCTCAGACATGGTGAGTACGACTTTGAGACCAAGGAGGTCAAACTATGGACACCAACAACGGGAACTTCTTCAAGACAGAGTACGACCCCGACCACCCACTAATATCTATTTCACCTCCCATGTTTAACTCAGCCACTATTGAGTCCAAAGACCCACACGAAGGTATCGTAACCAAACCACCCCACTACACACGATGGGCTATTGAACCCATTGAGTTCCTCTACCGCAACCGCGTCGAGGGTCACATTTTCAATATCGTAAAGTATACCATGAGGGCGGGCCACAAGCTCTATCCCGGAATGGACGCTGTTCAGTCCGAGATTGTAGACCTTAAGAAGGCCGCTCGGAATATCGAGATGAGGATCAATTTGCTGGAAGGTAAAGAGGTTCTCTGAACCCACTGTGATGGTGGCTGCACGGAAGGATGGTGACTGACCCTCACGTACCGTTCCCGGATAACCGTGACTAAACAAACCGGGTCCCAATTCCCTTAGACCAATCCAAAGGAGTGACCATATGTCCAATATTCAAATCAAGCTTATCCTGGAACCAGTGTGGTCAATCGACAGCGTGGGCTACTTGGAACTCGAAGTGACTCCGAAAGGAGACCCTAAAAGGGTTCTTGGGTCTTTCAAGTTTGACGAAGAGACAATCATTGAGAGTCTCGAAGAAGACCTAGAAATCTACGCTTCCGATCCAAACTATGACCTGACGGATTGGTTTAATCTAAAGCATCGTCTCGAAGAAATTGCAGAGGCGATCAATGATAAACTTGAGGACGTACTTCAATGATGGACCAGGAGTTCGCCTTTTTAATGGCAGGTTTTATGTGGATGTTGGTGGCGGTTTACACGGTAGTACGGAGGTGAATTGATGACTCTTGATACAGGCTGGTATGAATATCGTCAGAACAATAGTGGTGGCATCTTCGCTTATAGCGATGAGGTTTCCAATTTTGTACTCATTGAGGCTTCAAGCGCAGACGAGGCTAACTCTAAGGCTGAGTCCATTGGCATCTACTTTAATGGGCTTGGTGACATGGGTATAGATTGTGATTGTTGTGGTGATCGTTGGCATGAACAATATGAAGCTATGACAGAGTTCACAACCTATCAACTGCGTAATGGTGATTCCGAAGCAACCACACACACCGATGTCAAAGAATACGCTCAAGCTCTCGCAGATAATGACACCTGGGCAGACGGCAATCCCGCAGTAATCGTCTACTTTGCAGACGGTTCCGTAGAGCGTTTCACAAAGGGTGTCAAATGAAGGTAACCTACCTGAGACACATGGGGACTGATCTTGACGTTGTTAACAATGCCAGGGTCAGCTTTGATAAAGAAAGTGATTGGGGCTACAATAGTGTAGACGATGATTTGGGCTTCGATTTTTATCTACAAGATAAAGACAAAAAGCTTATCTCCTACCTAGCACGACATAAACACTGGACACCCTTTGCCAACGGGACGAACATCACGTTCCACATCAAAGCCCCCATCCCGATCATGCGCCAGATGTTCAAGCACAAGGTTGGGTCCGTAGAGTCCGAAATCAGCCGCCGATACGTCGATGATACACCCGAGTTCTTTGAACCCGAGTGGAGACACGCAGCGGAGAACGTCAAGCAAGGCTCAGCGGGTCCACATGACATGTTGGGGGAGAGTACCCTCTGTGACTTCACAGGAGAGCCGTACAGGCCCGACCTTGCTAAGCAGTACCTCGCCTACCTGGAACAAGGGAAGGCCCTGTACGGGCTTCTGGTGAAGTCTGACGTGTGTCCTGAGCAGGCCCGGTTCCTGTTGCCTCAGGCCATGTACTCAGAAGCCATCATTACGCACTCTCTCTACGGGTGGGTCAATGTCTACAACCAACGCACCGACCCTCATGCTCAGCTAGAGGTTCAACAGCTTGCCCGGATGATTGGGGAGCAGATCGAACCATTGTACCCCGTCTCTTGGAAAGCCCTAACGGCTCCATTGGACTAATCCAAAGGAAACAACATGAAAATCCTATTGATTGTCACGGTCATCTGGCTGAGTGGCAACACGACTACTGAAGAGGTTGGTCTATTCAGGACTGATCAAGACTGCAACCTTGTTGGCGCAATGGTAGCTAACGAAATCTTTGAAACCAACGGGGCCTCCGGGGTTTCTTTCACCTGTACTACAACGGAAGAAGGCTGATTATGAGCTACGCAAAAATCACAACTCTGCCTCTTTTCGCCTATCTGTTTATCTTGCTGCTTACCCTTACCGCAGTAATCGGCTGGGTATCAAATATCGTCGCACTTTTCTATCTGGATACCTTTAGCGGTGAAATGGTTCTCCGCGCAGTTGGTATCTTCTTGGCCCCTCTGGGCGCATTTCTAGGATTCTTTTAATGACCGAAAATAACACCCCCACTGAAGAAACCATCCCTGTAGTTGTTGTCCCAACTATTCAGGAACGTCTGGAAAACATCGCACGGGCAATCAATAACCGTTACGGCGAGTTTCCTGACGCTGACACCGTCCGGGAGGCTAAGGCTTACATTAGCGAGCTTGAGGCTAAACTCAGCGAGCTTGAGGAGAAACTCGAAGCTAAGGACAAGAAGGTGACAAAGTAATGCTTGATACACAGGGACATGCTAAGGAGTATTCAGGAGAGTATCTTCAGGGTCTGGTAAAGGGCTGGATGGAGGCTTTCGAGGTAGAGGTCAATCTTGAACTTCAAGAAAGTCTTATTGTAGAAGAGGCGTATGAACTCTTTTATGTAAGTGTGGACCACCAAAAGCCTACTATTGAGGCGCTTAGCGAGTTTCTCAAAGAGTCTTCTGATCTCTATTTCGTAATGTTTGGGTATTTCCAAATGTTGGAAGACGCTGGGGAAAGGGTCTCTATCAGTGACGATACAAAAAAAGTTTTGAACGTGGCTATTAGGATGGTTACAGAAGCTGTTCTGCTTGATCCTAAAGTCAACGAACAAATCTTTGGAGAAGCATTTGAGCGAGTGGTCGCCAGCAACATGACCAAACTCGGAGACGACGGTAAACCCGTCCGAAACAAAGCGGGTAAGGTTATGAAAGGTCCCAATTATGTGGCCCCCGATTTGACCGATCTGGCCGAACGCCTTAGTAAGTCGATAAACTGATTACCTCTATGGGTTCCTTTGGATCAGTCCAAGGGAACCCTATTTTTTTAACCAAAGGAGTCTACGTGGTTTTCAAGTCCAACACCAACCCCATGTTCAGGAGCAAGTTCTCCGAAGACATCTTCAACCACAAGTACGCCCATGAGGGCTGTGAGACGTGGGAGAAACTCGTTGACGTGCTGGTAGAGGATGTATGCCGGAATGATATGAGTGAGTCCGAGAAGGATCACCTCAAGGCACTTATGCGAGACCTCAAGGTCATCGCTGGGGGTCGTTACCTGTACTATGCTGGTAGACCCCATAAGTATTTCAATAACTGCTTCCTGCTTAGGGCAGAAGAGGACAGCCGGGAAGACTGGGCAAACCTGTCTTGGAAGTCCGAAAGCTGCCTAATGACTGGTGGGGGCATTGGGGTAGATTATTCAAGATACCGTGCTGAAGGCTCGGTGATCAAGAAGACAGGGGGCTTTGCGTCAGGCCCCATCCCCAAGATGATGATGATCAATGAGATTGGTCGTCGGGTCATGCAGGGTGGGTCTCGCAGATCAGCCATCTATGCGTCCCTGGATCGAACACACCCTGACATCGAGAAGTTCCTCGTTGCGAAGAACTGGGATGAGATGCCTGTTGGAAATACTGGGTACTCTCACTGGGACCTCAAGCAGCAAGACTTTAACTTTCCTGCCCCGCTGGACATGACGAATGTAAGTGTGAACTACAAGACGGATTGGCTCAAGGAGTATCCGGGTGTACCCGGCCAGGGTCCGTCCAGTTGGGCTGGCAGGTATAATGACCCAGTGTTCAAGAAGAACGTCGAGCAGGCCATGCGGACTGCCGAACCCGGCTTCAGCTTCAATTTCTTCGATAAAGAGAATGAGACCCTTCGTAATGCCTGTACAGAAGTCACCAGTGAAGACGACTCGGACGTATGCAATCTGGCCTCCATCAACCTCGGCAGGATTGACTCGCTATCTGAATTTGGTGAGGCAATCGAACTCACGACCAAGTTTTTGGTCCTGGGTACTCTCAGGGCTGAACTCCCTTATGAAAAGGTTTACCTGATCCGGGAGAAGAACCGGAGACTTGGCCTCGGGCTGATGGGGGTACATGAATGGTTACTCAAAAGGGGATATAAGTATGGTGACACTAAAGAGCTATCTGGTTGGTTATATCAATATAAGCAACGGTCGGATCGAACCGCACGGGAGTTTGCAGATAAACTCTGTGTCAGTCGCCCGGTTGCTACAAGAGCAATCGCACCGACTGGCTCGATTGGCATACTTGCAGGAACAACTACGGGCATCGAACCGCTCTTCGCTGTCGCGTACAAGAGACGATACTTAAAGGGTCAAAATGATTGGCACTATCAAACAGTGATTGATGGAACAGCACAAGAACTGATTGACTTGTACGGTGTAGACCCCGACCGTATCGAGTCTGCTTTGGATTTGTCCAAGACACCTGAGCGTAGGATCAAGTTCCAAGCTGATATTCAGGATTACGTTGATCAGGCCATCTCTTCTACGATCAATCTCCCTGCGTGGGGTTCGGAGTACAACAACCCGGATACCCTTGATGACTTCGGTAAGACACTCGCAATGTATGCCCCAAGGCTGAGAGGCTTCACCGCATATCCAGATGGGGCGCGGGGTGGTCAACCGCTCACTGAGATTCCCTACAAGGAAGCTGTTAAAACACTCGGTCAAGAGTTCCGAGAAGGGGTCGAGGTTGTAGACATCTGCGATATTACCGGTAAGGGTGGAAGCTGTGGGGTCTAATGGATTTGACCTCTCTAAGTTCCTCGAAAGGTTCGACACAGGAAACGTCTTCAACGCCAACGACATGATCCTAATCCTTAGAGCCTCTAACTCAGGTCCTGAACACATCCTGGCTGACATTATTGAAGCCCAGCGCGATAAGATCAATGAACTTGAGGTGAAGCTTCGCAAGGCAACTCATCGAAGATCACCAAGACAACAGAGGAAGAATCAATGAAGAAGAATAAGATTAAGACCGCCCCAGAGACTACTGGAATTGAGCTAATGGTTTACATACCTCAGAAGCTCCCACGTACATACAAGAACGTGGAAGGATTTGGGGTCTCTGATGGGGTACTCTACATTCACACCCACGATGGTGCGGAGAAAGTCCTATTTTGCTACACCCTTCATAGTATCGAAGGTTATTCCGCAACTGGTCTCCCAAAGACGGTAGACGACTAAACAAAAAAAATAGCCCACCATTGGTATCCTCTTTGAGGACGCCTTTGGTGGGCTTTTTTTTGCATTGGATCGGGTCCAAAGGAGTATCATGTGGTCGTACAGGGGGACCCAATGAGATACTGGATCACCCCCCCTTCAATGAACCTACTCATGATGAAGCTCCTTAGCGGGTACGCTTCTCCAGGTAGCTGAAGTACATACCAGCAATGGAGACAACAGCACCAATGGCCGTGACACGCCAGTCTCCTGCATTCACACCTTCGACACCAGCAATTGCACCGGCTGCGGTCGTAGCATGACGGGCCAGAATGCCTACTACTTTTTTGGCAATCATCGTATATCCTTTCAGGGTTATGATAGAAAGAGTTGTTGTTCTTGGTTACGCCGCTTGGTAAGGCCTGCGAGTACCTTACCCTTTTGCTTGTTCCATCGCGGGAACTGAGCAGCAGCCCCCTCGTAGTCCTTGGCGTTCAGCAGCTTCAGCATGGTGGAATTGCTAAATTGAGTACGACCAATGTTGAAGATAAAAGAGGCCAAAGCGTCATATTGGGTCTGTGTCAGAGGAACTTTAACCAGATCGGCAATAGCAATCTCAACCCAGTTCAAGTCATCTCGAAGCAACCTTTCGGCCTCAGCTTCGGTGATAACCATTCCAGGTTTGGCTGTCTTGGTGTGGCCCCAACCGATAGTCCACACATCATCAGGGGTTGGGAGATAGGCTTTCAATCGGAGCTTCTCATGGTCCTTGATGATCTTGAGACCCTCGTCGCTAATCCCAAAGATGGGATCGTGATCCTCCTTACGGACACCAAAGAATAGTCCAATAATGAACTCAATAATGTTCACTTGAAGACCTCAGTTTGTTTATCCCTCTTCCCAAGAATGCGAAACCTGTACCATTCGTACATGCGGACGCCTGTCCAGATAATCGCAAAGGCCGCTGCGATAGGGGGGAGGATTTGAGTTAGTGTAGCGAGAACAGAGACGCCAGCTAAAGCGTCTCCAAGATTCCCGATGGTTTCTTTGTCCATCTTGGTTTTCCTTTGGATCATGTCTAAAGCAGTCAGAACTGAAGAGCAGTTACCCAGAGAGGTTCTAAAAACTCACGGGTTATTTGAGGTGAGCCTTCTGGGAGGTATGGGGAGAATAGACCCACCAGTCTTAGGGTTTCATCAAATCTGAAACTTTCTCGGAACCTAGAGCCACGGAGGGTGGCGTAAAGTTGGGTATTGATTGGTTTAAGGGTGGTTTCAAGAGTGGTCCAAAGGTCATCTAGTCCAGATATAGACAGCAGAAAGGTAAACTGAGGTTGGGATAGGTTCTGTAGATCATCTACGATAGGTAGTGGAACCTGTTCCCAGACCTGCCACCAAACCCCATCAATCTCCTGTGGCTGGATCGTATCGCGCACCAGCATACCCGGCGCGGCCA